AAACATTTTGCCCCCATTGGTTTGTTTCATCACTAATTGAAATTGTGCCGTTGTAGTATACTGCACCATCTTTACCAATTACAAATTTCTCTTTTGGTAGTTTGTCTACCCTTAAACTAAAATTAATTAATGTACTCATATTTACTTGATTTTTAAAAGTTCGTCTTTAACTGTTTTTGCTAATTTATATTTATTTTCTATCGTTGCAATATTACCACCTTTTTTTAAATATTCAATGGCTTGATTAAATTCAGGTGTATTTTTGTTTAACCACTTTTCTTCTGTAGCAGTTGTAGCATTTTTTGCACCAACTTCTTTACCGTGTGAATTAGTAGCATCAGCATCTTGTGTATCGTCAATTAGTAACAGGTTGCCTAATGCATACTTTTTACCATAACTTGAAGCAGAACCAAACTGTTGTGGAACTTGCATACCTTTTTGTTGTAAATCTACACCCACAATTGCAGTAGCTTCTATTTCGTTAATTTCGTTGTTATCGTGAATAGTAGCAGTAGAAATTAGTATTGGTGTAGTTTCAAATATTACACTTACTTCTTCACGAATCGTAAAGTAAACACCATACTTTTCGTTAAATGGTTTTAATCCTTCTAATATATCTTCTGCTGAACGGAAGTTATATTTGCCAAATGAATTAAACCTACTTTTATTAGATTTGAATTCTACTTGAATTTTTGATAGCTTTTCAGCCAAAGTTAATTTAGTCATTTTGTTCTTGTTTTAAATTATAAATCTGTTGTTTAATTATTCTTTTGTAATCTGTAGGGCAATCATCTGCTGCTAATTCAAAGCAGTAAGTTTCTAACTGTGATAGTAAACTATTCATTTTGCAAACATTTCTTTGTAATGCTTCAATTTGAAATCTTTGGTAATCTATTAAATCTTTCATTAGTATCTAAAAATTATTTGTAATAAAAAATACATTGCTGCTATAAAGCAAAATGTGTATTGGTACTCGGCCTTCTGAATAAAGTTTTTAAAAAATGTTTTCATAATTTGTTATTTGTTATTGTTTGATGAAGCAAATGTATATTAAAAAAGTATATACAAATTTTAATTAACAAAACTTTAACGTTTGAGTAAAAAAAAGGGTAGCCATTAAACTACCCAATTTTCAAAGAAATAACAAAGAACAGACAAATTTAATTTAGTACTGCAAATACATAAATTTTATATTTTACTTTTATAGTATTCTATTTTTTCAAGCAAATCTACATCAGCAAATTTAACTGTTTTTTGTGATAGTGAATATAGTTCTTCAGGAAAGTTATCACCATATTTTGAACAAAGATATTTAGTATATAAATAAATTTCACCTGCACGAAATACATTACACCCTGAACATTGAACATTACAATTACGTTCATCCCAACGGGTGTTATAATGCCTTCTACTTGCCCAATGCCCGTTTTGAAGTTTACTCCAATGGTCTTTTTTACCACAGGTTACACAAGTAGCTATATCATCTATAGCATCTTTTTTTCTAATATAAATACTAAAAACAGTATCTAACTTTTTAACTAACGAACTTCTACTTACTTTTTTAGCCATAACTTTTACAAATATAATCTTTAGAGTAATAATGTAAAATACAATTATTAACAACGTAGTTAAAAACTAATTTTTAAATATTGCAATTTTGTAAAAAATAACCTCTAACTTTGCAAAGTACTTTTTTCAAATATGTTTTAAAAAACAAAAAATTATATAAAAACAAAAAAGTTTAATATACTACAAAAAAACAAAATATTTTGCCAATAGCTATGCCTTTATCTACCTTGTCCTGAATATTGCTTTTTATAGTTCTTAGAAGTTTTTAGTTTAGAACTTTTAGATTTAGCGTGGATGTTTGGCCTGTTAATATCTTTTTCAATTTTTAAAGTAGTCGTAGTTTGTTTTGCCATTTGTAAGCTAAATAAATTAAGATGATTATTAATAAAATCCACCAATAGTTTAAAATACTTTCTTTTCTGTCTATATTTTTAACTTTAGTGTTTTGTTTGGTAGAACTTTTAGCTTCAGTATGCTTTATAACGTGTTTTAAATCGATTTGAGCAACTTTATTAGTATTTTGATATGTAGTATTGTCTTTACGTTTTTTAATGCGTAATTTCACGTTAAAATAAGTTTTACCATTTACTTTAATTTCTTTGGTAGAATCTAACGGAATTATACAAATTTCAGTTTCTTCAGTATCAATATTAATATTAGTAGAATCATCTGTAGTTTTAATAGATTTACTACTATCAATTTGAGTTGTAATTACACTTGAATCTTTTTTAATTTCTGTAGTGTTTATTTGTGCTTTTCTTGAACCACAAGAAACTAATAACAAACTAAAAATTATTAAATATTTCATACTATTTCTATTGTAATTTCTTTAGCAGTTTCTAATTTTTTAAATAGTTTATCATAAGCCTTGCGTGATTGACCTATAAAATCTTTAGAACGTGTTTGACCTACTAAAATGCAACCTTCAGTATCGTGATTTGTATTACCTGAGTGAATACGTACACCTTCAAAATTAGGCACGTTTAAAAGCAATGGCATATATTTTTTAAAACGATTTGAAAGCGTAATCATAACTTTATATTTGCCTTTAGCAATAGCAGTTTCTGATTTTATTTTTACATCACGTTCAATATCTTCAAGTGTGTAACATTGAAAAATACCATCAATGTATAATTCACCTATTGTTGAAACATCGGTTTTGTGGATTCTTTTAAGTAGTAGTTTCATTTAGAAAATGTTTTAAAAAGTAAAGTAACTAATGCAGCAGTAAAAGCAGCAACTACAAATTTAGCCTGACGAACATAAACTTTCATTTCGTTATCGTTATCTTCAAGTTCAGTTACTCTATTATCAATATCCGATATTTTCCATACTAAACCTTTATAGTCGTTTAATGCAGAACCTATTAATGCTTGCTTAATTTCTTTTATATCAGAAGAACGAATTTCACTATCTTGTTTTAATAGTTTTAAGTGTTGTTCTATTCTGTCTAATCTTTCTGATTCTAAATTACTCATTTTTAAATTTATTCGGTTGCGACAAATATAGCTTTGCAGCACCAAGTGTTATTACTAAAATCTTAAATATAGTTCCTACGTATTCAGGTAATCCTAACTGACTAATTAAATCAACAAGTAAGTCGGTCGTTTGGTCAAGTATACCCAAAACGATTAAAATAATCGGCAGTAAATGCTCCTTAATTTGTTTCATCTTCCTGCAATTTAGCCGCTAATTTGTCAAGTATTTGCACACATTGCTCAACCCACGTGTTAAGGAATAAATCTATTTTTTCTTTTCTACTCATTACTCTATAATTTCAATTGGTCCATCAGCGTTTTGTGCATATCCTGCAAATGAATGCACACAATCAATAGGAAAAACTTCGTTAGGTGTAAAATCAATTATATCGGTAGTCATTACATCATAAAATACACCATCGTAATATGTTTCATCAGCTTTTAAAATTTTACCAATATAAACAACCGCTTGAGTTCCATTAGTATATTCTAACTCCTCATTGTAAACACCTTTAGCAATTAAATCAACTATTGCATTTTCTGTATCTAAATAATTTAATTTGTATATGTTCATTTTATAAAGTTGTTAGTTCTGCTAATTCATCATTAGTTAATCTTGTTTTCCAAATATTTGCATTATTTATACCATCATTAAATTGTGATGCACCGGCTTGATTGTGTCCTAAATCAACTTTGCTACACGTTGGAATAGTTGCACTTGTATCAGTTCCTATTTGAATACCATTTATATAAAATACAATATCATTATTTTTATATGCCATAGCTAATTTATAAGTTCCTGTACTTGTTAAAGCTGAACTATTTATACTACATTGTAAAGTACCACCACTAAATATTCTTGCTCTTAATACATTTGAACTTGCACCTGAAAAAGCGATATAAATACGATTATTCGCAGTTCCATCTGACAAATGAAAAACGTATCTTGAAGCAGCGCCTAATAATTTAGTAACTTTAATTTCAGCGTAAATAGTTCCCTCTGTTTGACCAATTAAACTACTTATTCCTGTTTTAGAAATAACATCTGCGTTACGTGTTACTGATGAAGCTACTGTTGGAATGTATGAAGTAGGATATGAGCCTAATTCTAATTGAGCACCCCAAATAAAAGCACCACTTGTTCCATTAGCAGTGTAACTTGGAGGAAGAAATGGATTTCCATCAACACTTGAAACGAATATAATAGCTCTTAATGAAAATAATAAATCACTTGTAAATGTAATATGCCATTTTACCCAGCCATCATTTGCATTTGTAATATTAGCGTTAATAAATGTAAAACCAACTCCTTCATTAGAAAACGCAGTTGATATTGTTCCTGTTGATATATTAAATGAGCCTTTTATTCCATTACCTGCCAGCGAATCAATCCTAAATAATAAAAAATCATATCCACTTGGTTTGGCATATCCACTTAAAGTGTACGTAATATTAGAATTTGCTTTTACAAATGATTGACCTATAGCAAAAATTCCTGTTCCTGAGTTAGGAATAATTTTATCAGCATTAGAAACACCACTTGGAGAGGTAGTAGAATTTGCTGAAATTGTTAATGAACCAAATTTATTCCAAGTTGCATTGTCTAATTCCTCGCTTCTTAAAACTAAATTTGTTCTCTGTGGCTCAACTAATATATTCGGACAACTTCCGTTTGTATAATCTAATCTTGGAATGTCTAATCTTGTTGTTGTAGGAAAGTATTCTTTTGCTGAAGTGCTTTCTTCTAATTGAGCATTTTGAATTAATATATTACCCGTTATTGTTCTTGTATTGTCTCCATTTGCAGGATAAATTCTAACGTTTACACCCGCAATACTTGGTTTAATAGTACATTTATACCAACCATTACCAACACTTTCAATAGTTGCGGTACAATTAGAAAGAGAACCTAAAACTCCATTGTTTAAATCAAAATTAGCAAAAGTCGTTCCCGAAGTTAAAAACATTGCCCAATCTAAATTACCTTTTTTTAAGTATACGCTAAACAAACTATTTACATTTACAGTAATACTTTGCGATAAATAAGCAGTTGGCGTTGTGGTTGAAGCTAAAAGCCAAGCATTTAAAGTCCCGTCATAACCCGATTGACCACTTGTAACATTAACAGAGGTTTTGCCCCAATTTCCATTACTAAAAGTATTGCTATAAGTCAATAGGTTATAAGGCACTACTTCAATCAATCCCGCATTATTTACCCTCGTTGCAGTTGTAGCACGAACTACATCCATATCTCCTAATGTAGTATTAGGAACTACTGAATAAAGTTTGCTTTCTTTATAAGCGTTTGGCGTTACTATTAACGATGCTTTATCTAATAAACTCATAATGTATCTAAATTTTCTAATGTAGTTAATAAGCAAGATTGTGCTTCAAATATTCCTGCATCTGCTATAACTCTTGTTCTAAAATTAGTTGTTATTACACTTTCATTTCCTACTATTTCAGTTTCACCTGAATAGCTTACATAATGAGAATAACCCCAACCAATAGAATTGTTTGCAGCACCTTGTCCCCATCCGATTGTGTTGTTATTTGCACCTTGACCCCAACCTATATTATTTACCATTTTCTATTTTAGTTAAAAATAATTGTAATTTTTGTACGTTCTTTTCTTTGGGTTTGTATGTTTTTTTTATAGTATCCATCCTGTAAAATTAGCGTCCCTATCAGGGAAAACATCAGCGTTTGAATTAGAAGTATATTCAGGAAAATCAACCTGATTGAAACACATATAATCTATAAAACGATTTGTATAAGATTGTGCTACATCACGTTCTTTTTCTATCAAGAAATCTATTTCGTTTTTCTCTACATTTGAACTTGCTTCAGAAGAATGTTTGAAGATACCTTTATTAGCTATTGTATAAGCAGCGTAGGGCAAAAATTCTACCATTGACCAATGTATTACCATTGGTTTAATATAAGTCGTTAAAAGCGATGTATATGGTTCTGCCAACGTGCTTGAAACTATATCATCATTAATTTTATTAAATAATTGAGTACCAAGATAGTTTTGAATATGAATATCCTGAGCAATTTTAATATATTGAATAAATTTATCTGTATCGATGTTACCATTTAATGCAGTAAATTTTACAATATCATCACGAGTTATAAAGAGTGCCTGTGCCATTTGTTAGTTTTTAAATCCCATTTTATCCCAATATTCTTTTGTGTATCCTTTTCTTGGCATATCAGCAGGCTTCATAGATACTTCTTTTTCGTTTCTAATTCTATACCCGTACTTTTCAGCTATTCTATTGCTTAATGGTTTAGCACTTGGATTTGTAGGGTCTACTTTTACACCTTCTAAATTAGCATAAGTTCTGCGCAGCCACCGATGTTCACATCTTGGCCCGCCTTTGTATAACCATATAGAATAATTAGCAGCACCACCCTTACCAAAACCTGCGTTTACTGCTTCACTTTCCATAGCTATAATATCTTCTTTACGATATACTTTATCAGCGTTTAACATTTTATTGCAAAATTCTCTTTCACCTGTTAAATTACCGCTATAAACGTAACGTGTAATAAAGTTTACGCCATCAATTACTTTATCTTGCTCAGGGCTTTTAATGTTTGGCCTTGCAGTACCTGTACTAACAAATTTCCATACTTTAGATAGTAATGATTTATCTTCTTTTTTATTTATAGATTCTAATTCAGTATCTAATTCATCTTCTAAATCGTAATCAACTTCTGTTTCATCAATCAATAACCATTCATCACCTAATACTTCGCCTTTTTTTATTAATTCATCAGCTACTGATTCAGAACCTAAACAAGTGTGTGAACTTAAACCTGTTTCTTCAGCTACTTGTTCTTGTGTAGTAGTGTTTTCTAAATCAGTAAATTCTAATGGTTGAATAGTTCTAAAGTATAATTTTAAAGAAATACTGTTTACCGCTAAAATTGTATCTAATGCTGAACAAATTTCTTCTTGGTATGGTTTAATTACAATGTTGTCAAACAATAAAGTAGCAGTTTTAATTTCATCTGCATTGTTTCCTAATCCACCATCACCTGTGCGTACTCCTAAAAGCATAGGTGAAGTTACACGGTGTCCTACAATTAGTTTTTCAAAACATTCTTTGCTTAAGTATTCGTAGTGTGCAGGTGCATCTGTTAAAGGTAAATCATCAACTGTAGTTTTAGATTCAGCATTAGCATTAAAAGCTATAATTACTTTTTCACCTTGTGCGCCTGTTACCTTAGAAAGAACATCACGTTTGATTCTATCACGCATTTCTTCAGAAGGAATACCATTGTTAAAATTGATAACTTTAGTTCCACTAAATCCGTTTGCAATATCGTTTATAAGGTAATCACCTATTGATTCCTCTAAATAAGCATAAGGCAAAGCGCCTGAATAATCTATAGGTGTATAGTAGTGAAACCCTGAAACGTATGGTTTAATAATATAAATTTCTACTTCGTTTCCGTTACCAAAACCAAAAGCAGGAATCTTTTTAGGTTCTTCGCTTGGCTTCTTTTTTGTCCAATCAGGGAAGTAATACCAATTTTCTATTTCGCCTTTATCATTGCATTTTTCAGCACGTAAAGTATGCATAGGGAAGTGAGAAATAGATTTAACTAAATTCTTTTCCATTACAACCTGCATTGCAGCCATTCCTAATAACTTGCGTTCTAACGCTACTTTCTTTAAACAGTCAGGTTTAATGATAGACATCATTTGTGCGTATTCATTAGGCTTTCTATTAGCATCTAATGCACCTAATCCTTTACCGTATATCATATTAGTGATACCTGTAATAATAGCGCCATTTGAAGTACTATATAAGAATCTATCTATTAAGTACTGAAAGTAATTGTTATCGTGTCCGTATTCGATGTAATTATTTCTTTTACTTTCTCGAATCTCAGGCGATGTATAAGCCGATAAATTAACAACTGAAATATTATTAGTCATATATTATAAATTCATTAGATGTAGCGTGTGCAACGTAAACACCCTGATTAATTGTGTATGTAGAAATAGATTGATTTGTACACATTATTTTATCTCTATAAACGACGTTTGCGCCATCAAAACAAGTTAAGTTATATGTACGACCATCTATTAAGAATTCAAACGTTAAATCTTCTTGAAATTGCATCCAATACTTTTCTGTTACAAGTACAGGGTTTTCTATTTCGTGTTCTACATTCGCTAATTCATCTTTAAACACCATAGAAGTAATATTACAACTACGTGGCATAAACTTAAAATTTTGTGAGTATGTAGAATCCTTTAAAACTATCATTCTATTTTTTATTAAATAATAAATAAAAGTCAAAATTGTTTTAAAATAAAAAAGGGTAGCTAATGCCACCCTTAATTAAATTGTAAGAATAAATTAGCTACCTAAAACGATAGTAAATCCTGCACCTGCTAAATCATCACCGATAAAATTAGCTGCTACACGTTCCATTCCTTTTAATTCTAATGTGTATCCTGATAAATCGCCCATTACAGTTCCTGAAACAATAGTTCCACCTGTAACTTCCATTCCGTGTTCTAAACCACAATAGAATAAGTTTCCGTTGTTATCTTCTACAATCACTTGTGGACGTCCGTAAGCCAACAATTTGATTTGTTTATGTGTAACAATATCTAAACTTTTTAACTGAAGTTTTACACTTTGGTCAAAAAATGTAGTTCCGTTTTCACGTGAAGAAGTTATAGTTTGGTCAAAACTATTCGTTCCTTTTAATTCATATTTATATGCTGAAGGTGTACCTGTAACGGTATCGATTACATCTGTATTCGTTGCGTTATATGTATATCCTGTTGCATCACCCCAATTCACAAAATAAACGGCTTTTAAACCGCCTACTGCTGATTTACAGGGTTCTAATCTTCCGAGAGTTATATCACAAGCCATTTTTTATATTTTTTTAAGATTAATAAAAAAAAAGGTGATGTTTATTGCACCACCTTTTCTTGTTTATTTATTATGATTATGCAGCAGGAGTGTACAATACAATTTCACTACCAATTCCGTATTGAACTACAGCAGTAAAACGCATTACAACTCTTACGTTTTGTGAACCATCGATTGGCGACATATCAATTAATTGAACTTCGTTTTGGTCTGATAACAAACCTGTTCCGAAATATAAGTTTGATTTTTGTGCAGCCATCATATAATCTGTAGCCATTCCTTCTGCTACGAATACTTTGATTCCGTCAAAAGAAAGTGAACCATTATTCCACCATTGTGTACCCATTGCGTTAGTACCGTTAGCACCTAAGCCACTTGCACCAAAACCACCTAATGCACGTACATAATCACGAGCAACTGATTGTGAAACGTACAAGTACAAATCTTCTTTTCCGTACAATGCAGCAGGAATTAAATCTACTAATTTACCCATTTCAGCAATTACGTTAGCAGCAGTAACACCACCTGAAGCAGGTGAAGCAACATCTAAAACTGTAGCATCAGCAGTAGCCAAAGTTACAAATCCATCAAATTCACCTGCAGTAGCAGTAGCACCTTTCCAAATGTTTTGTTCTGTTTTTTCAGCAACTTTAGCAGCTACGTGAGCAATTAAGAAATCAGCAAATGAAGGAGGCAAATTATCAAAGGCAGAATAACCCATTGTAATCGCTTCCCACGTGTTATGGAAATCTTTTTTACACAATTGTAAATTTACTTGAAATTCTTCAGGTGTAATAATTCTTTCAGTTAGTGTAACTGTAGAAGTAGCATCAAAATCACAAGTAGCATTTTTTACAATACCATCTGTAGCAATTTTTTGAATTACTTGTTTGTATTTTACGTTAGGTAAAACTTCGATTCCACCATTTGCGATAGTAGAACCTGATAATAATGCAGCAGAAATGTATTTTCCTGCAAATTCTCCCGCATAGGTCGAAGTAATAGAAGTAGTAGTAGCCATTTTTTATATTTAGTTAAAAAGTTTAGACATTACAAGGTCTTGTGTAGACATTGTTCGATTAGATGAAATTTTATTTAATTTAACAGAAGATTTAACTTCCGGTGAGTGTGTTAAAGGTTGTACATCAACTTCAGCACTTAACTCTTGTTTTACTGATTTTAATTCAGCAATTTCAGCACGTAGTTTTTCAATTTCAGAAAAGAACATTTCTTTAGTGATTGATTCAACTACACGTTTAGGAGCAGCAGCTTGCGCTTCAACTTCTACTTCAGCTTCAGGTGTAACTTCTTCTTCAGCAGGCGCAACTTCTTCAGGCATTTCAATAGAAGCAATAACACCTTCTACTTCAACTTTCAAAATGTTTCCATCTTCAAGTTTGTATTCTCCAACAGGTAAAGCAATTCTATCTTCACCGTTTACAATGAATACCGCTGCTTCTGCTTCAAAAACTTCTGCTTCGATAACAGTAACACCATCTTCAAGTTTCATTTGGGCAAGTTTTACCTCCATTCCCAAAAGCGTTTTAATTTCGTTAATTACATTCATATTTACTTATTTAAATTTATTTTAAAAACTATGCCATATATTTATTAGCACCATTAATAGCAGAATTTACTTTTAAACCTTTATCTGCAAAATCATTCCAACCTTTAATATCAGCTCTTTGTAATCCTAAATCAGAAGCAGCTTTACCTGCTTTTTCCCAAATTTTATCTTCATTAGCTTGAAATTTTTCAGCTACAGAATATGCTTTTTTTACATTTGAAATAGCAGTTTGTAATTCTTTTTGAGCATCTAAAATAATTTTATTTATATTATCAGCTTTTGATACTGAACCTTCTAAATCTTTTGATACAGTTTCAGCATTATTGGCCGCAGTAGCAATATCTTCTACTAAACCTAATTCTACTTTCTGTGTAGCTAATTCTGTTTTTCCAAACAAAGCGTTGTTTACTAATTTTTCAGTTGTCATAGTACATTTTTTATTTATTAATAATTGTTGTTTTAAATTGTTATAAATTACTGCGCAGGTTCGTTGCCTTGTCCTACTAAAGTACCTATACCTTGTTCACGTAACTTACCATTGCAGCATTTAGAGTTGTACGTATTATCTTTACACAAGCAACCACGTTTACCGCCTTTTGGTGAAGTTGTTTTTATTTCTTTACTCATCTTTTAGTAGTTGTTTAATTTTTTCAATTATTTCATCTTCTTTAGCTTTTTGAAAGTTCATTTCTACTTTGTCGCTGAAGTAGCCTTCTATTGAAAATCCTTTAACTTTTTTAGTTTTAACAAACTCCTGCCAAATATCTTCGTTATTTACTTTCATAGAAACCATCCAAGTTCCAATAGGCATTTCTAAACCATAGTTACGTGATTTATCTACTTCACTTTCTACTATCCAAGATTCAACTACTGATAAATCTTTTAGCTTTGTGCTATGTTCTAAAGTTGCGTTATTTTGAAACCCATTCATTAAGTATAACTCACTTGCTTTTTTAACTGTATCTTTTGAAAAGAAAATATAGTATTCATCATCACCACTTCTTCTGTAAATGTTTTTATTAGGTATCAATGCAGCACCCATTAAAATTCTTTTATCAGAATCTACTTCAGCAAGTTTAATTTCTATTTCTTTATTTAGTGCTACAAAGTTTTCTTCTATTGCAGGATTTTCTACAATTGAAATTGCTTCTACACCTGTAGCTTTATCATCATCTAATATTAATTCTACTATTCGCATTTTGTTTTTATTTTAAAATTAATTTATACTGATTTTGTTTTATTTATCCTAATGTAGCTGAACGTATTATGTTTCTATCTAAACCTTGCGCAGTGGTGACTGAGTTAGCCGTTACGTATGTCATAATTGGTTGTTGTTCTCTATTACTAATTGCACCTGCTAATTGATTAACACCTGTAGCACCTACTACGTTAAATTGTGGAGCAGAACCTGTTGGGCTTGGTGCAGTACTACCACCTGAAGCAGCAGCACCTCCGCCACCGCCACCTGATAATAATTGTTTTGCTCTTACAATATTAGAAGCTACAGATAAAGCAGTAGAAGTATAAGATAACACACGCGCAATAGTTCCAATTCCGGGAACTAATGGAAAAGCTAATTGTGCAGCTACACCTTCAGCGTTTGCTAATGTAGAAGCCTTAGATAATGCTACTGCTGAATCAATACCAATTTGAGTTAATGCTAATGCTTTAGAAATAGCTTGACCTGCTTTTGTTCTACCTAAACCTGTAGTTTCTATTCCTTGAATTATATTTTCTAAATTTTGTTTAGAGTTTGCAATAGCATTGTTTCTATCTTCTTCTGCTTTTATTGCATCCGCTTTTATTTGTTCGTTTTTATCTTTTTCGTTTTGCTTGATTTCGTTTCCGATTTCTTGCATTCTTGTTTTAAGTTCTATTTCAGCATCTACCCTTGCTTGTGTACCTTCATTAGCGTTTTTTATTTTTAATTCTAATCTTTCTTTTTCTGATTTTTGTTCGGCAAGTAATATTTCTTTTTCAACGCTTAATCTTTTTAAATTATCTTCTTCTAAAGAAGCGGCAAACTTTTCGTTTTCCAAAGCCAATAATGCAGTAGCATCAATTTCACTTTGTTTTAATTCAGTTAGTTCTTTTGATAAAGCAACACGATTTGATTCTTGTTCACTTGTTAAACCTTCAACTTGATTTTTTACAGATAACACATTAGTTTCTGCTTGTGTTAAAGCTATTTTATTTGCAGTAGATTTGTTTAATTCATAAGTTGCCTGTGCTGCTTCAAGTTGTTTGTTAGCTAATTTAGTCATTGCCTCACCCTGCAAATCTAAAATGCCTTTTAACAAATCGTTAGCTTCAATTCTTTCTTTAATACTTAGTAAATCATTATCACGAATTTTCCTTTGTTTCTCGGCATCAATACCATATTTTTCAACTAATTTAGCTTGGTCTGCTGCTGCTAATAATGCTGATTTTTGTAATTCATTATTTGCCTCTGCTGCATTCCACGTTTCTTTACCATATTTACTAATAGCGTTGCCAATATCTTCAACTGCTTTTCCTGCTCTATCTACTGAATTGTTTACACCTGTAAAAATATCTACTGATTCTTTACCTGCCTTCTTAACTGATTCAACTGCCGCAGCAAATTTACCCTCAAATAAGTTACCTAATGCTTCGCCTAAATAACCTGCAGTTTTTAATAACGAATTAAAGCGTTCAATTAAATTTTCTTGAATTAAAGTTCCTAATTTTTCAATGTGTTTTTGTGGATTCTCAAATATATCTTTAAAGAAATCAATTACATCAGGTATGTTTTTAATTAAAAAGCTTACTAAGTCATTAAATACTTTTGATAAAGCACCTAAAGCAGTTGCAAATTTATCAGCTACTACTTGGTTTTGTGAAAACACATCTTTAAGTATAGCAAACGCTTCAAGAAGCAAGCCTATACCCATTGCTTTTAATGATAAACCTACTGCTTTAAATCCTTCGCCAATAGATTTAACACCCTTTTCTGCGTTCTTTGCTGATTTGCCAATATCTTCAGTTTCCTTTTGAACATTTTGCATACCTTTTTTAAGGTCGTTTACATCTTTAACAACCTTATCAAAATTGCTTTTTAACTCTAAATCTATTTCGTACTTTTCAGCCATTTCATTTCCCTTTTAATTTGTGTATATCCTTTTTTAAATGTTTTAGGTAGTTCGTATTTACCTTTAGCAATTTCTATTAATTCGCTTTGTCCGTAATGTTCTGTGCATTGCAGAAGTTCTAATATTTGTTTAAGCATATTGTAGTACAGGTATTTGTATTATAGTTCCAACTCCGTTTTCAAAGTATTCTAATATCACTATATCGTTTCTATCTGCTGCCGTAGCGTTAACAGGAATAGTTACTTCTAACAATATATCAGCATCGTTATCAGTTGTTAATGGATAGCTTAAAAAGTCAGTAGATAGCTTTACATCAAATGTATCGTAGTTGTTTCTATAGATTATAAATTGAACTACCTGTGCAGTATTATCTACTATTAAAAATGGTATGTTTGAATATCTTAAATAAGTTGTGTTTTGTGTTATATCCCTAAAATCGTTTAGTAGTTCTAATTCTACTTCACCGGTTGTTAAATCAGTTGTAAGTGTGTTTATAATATATCGTTTATTAGAAACTATTACCCTATCGTTTAAGTTAATTGAAGCTAATAAATAAGGATTAAAATTTCCTTTTGCTTTTATTACCCTTGTGCGTTGGTTGTATAAATTTAAAATGTACTGACTATAAAAACGCTGATATAATCCGTTAGGTGCAAATGTTAAATTCCATACTGAATTTTCTACACCCCAATTTAAAGTTTGTAAGTATGATAAATCAGAACCACCTAATTGTATTTCATTTGAAAATCTATTATAAAATGAACGTGTAATTGTGGTTAATCCATCGCTAAAAATTATATTGTCAGCATAAGGGCCTAATCCTTGCAGTCCATTGTAATACATTAAAACAGGCTTTGGTGTATATGGTTGCAAATCTTTATTCCACATAGTTGTGGTTAAAAAGTTTTCGCCTGTAGTACGTTCCCACATTACATCTTCAAATGGTGTTTTAACTTCGTAATTTTCTGTAAACGCTGAATTAGGATTTTCAAAAAACACATCGCCATATTCTTGGTTATTGTTTGCACTTCTATAAAAATTATTTAAAACATTTTCTGAAGTTTCGTGTTTAAAATCAATCCGTTTAAATAGTTTAGGTTTGCCTATTTCTAATTCATTTGCCTGAATAAATTTTGTAATATCTATTTCATCCCCATTTTGATACCATAATTCAAGTGGTATAAAATCAAATGTATTTTCGGCAGTTGGCGCAATTACCATATTAAACATCTTAACTAATCCTGTTAAAAAATCAGTTACTTTTAAATCGGGTATGTAATTTCTAATATTTATAAACCCTGTACTTGTTTGCCACGTTCCTATTGCGTCGTGCCTTGCGGAATAAATATCGCTTGCTGAACTCGGCCCTGTACTTACAAATTTAAAATAACTGCTTATGATTCTACTTTCAAATGTTACAGCAGCATCGTCTGAATTTACAAAAAATGTAAAATTATAAACATCAGTAAAAAACTCTCCTAAAGATAAAAATTGAAAAGTTGTATTTCCGCTTTGATTTAAGAAACTTGTAAAAGGAATACCGTTATTATAAACGTGAATATTATAATTTGTTGATACTGTATTTATTTGAATAGAAAATCTACTTATATCAGGATAATCAGTAATGTAACTACTAAACCAATCCATATAGATTTGTCTACGTATAACATTTAATGTGTTTGTAGTTAAATTATATTCTCCTGATGATGTAGTTGGATTACCTGTTAAGCTTGTAAAATTAACTTGTAATAGTTCAGTTCTAACCTGCATTTCTTCGGCATTTTTGCAGTATAAAAATAATTCAGTAAAAGTTTGACTATTTAAAAATTCACCTGAAAAAATAAGGCCATAAGCCGATTGAATATATTGTAGTATTTTCGAAACTCGAATTGCAGGAAACAAAGTTCTATAATCTATTTGGCCTGAAACTGTGGTTATATCTTCTGCCGTTCCTGTCATAAACTCAAAACGTCTATCGCTACCAACTAATGGAAATTTTACGTTAGCATAAGAACCTGTAACTACGTTTGATTGATTGTATTCAAAATTTAATTCATCATAATAACTTACATCGTTAGCATCTCTTAAACTATTTAATTTGTCTTCTTTAAATTTGTCTTTTAATTGAACTAAGTTACCAACAAAATTAATCGTATAAGATTCTATAAAACCATTTTTCTTATTGGCTTTATCCATTGTAAATTTACCATCACGAAAAGGAATAGTATCTATTTCAATAAATCCGTAATACTTTATTCTATGGTCAAAAGCACCATTTACATCTTGTGGGTTTTCTAAGTTTGTTTCACCTACTGCTGATTCGTACCAATGGCGTAAAATAGCGTTGTTATGTTTGCTTGCAGGAATTGTAAAGCTATTTGAATAATCCGTAAACAGTTTCCCTAAATCGCTAAAATTCTGTATGCTTGAAACAACCGAAATTTTTTCATCTCCAAACAATTCAATTCGATTTGCTACACCGTCTACGTAAATATAAATTTCTACACTTTGCATTATACTACATCGTTTATTAAATTGTAAGAATATGTAAACTCTACTTCGTAATTAATCATCTTATCCATTAAACTTGTTTTAATTGGCATTGATTTAGTTTTAATGTTAGCAGGTTTGTTATCTAACAAAATTGTTTCAGAAGCCATTAAATCAAACATTAAATCAGAATAGTTTTCATCTACCCAACCTGTGTTTAGTTTAACACTTTGCGTGCCATTAAAATTAAACTGCTGCGTTTGATTTCTTAGCGGGTTGTAATCCCAATTATCAGGTAGTAATCTAAATTCACTATTCTTAACTTCTACGTTATTTGTTTGTGCTTTAAAAAATGTAAGAAATTGCCATCCACCAAATCTGTTTATAAATTCACAAATTACAGGAGTGTATTTAGATTCACACACAGGTAAAAAAGTAACTGTAGGTTGTAGTGTGCCTGTTAATTCTGATTCTATTATTATATCATTTCCAAAATTATGGTTCGCTATTCCTGCATCTTTTGCGGGTATCATAAAAATATATGTATCAGCAGCAAACGAATCATCTAATAATACTTGTGTGCTTGATGTAGCGTATCTTCTATTTGTCCATTTAGCTTCAGTTAGTGATTCGCCATCGTGTTCAATTAATACGTTAAAGTATGGTAATTTATCCTGTGCTAAAGTTTCGTTATAATACTGTGTAATTGTAGGGTTAGTTAAATAAACTATAGGTGCAGTTGTATCTTGATTTGCACCACCTAAATAATTATTAAACCCACTTACACCAATGAAATTGATTTCGCGCACAAGCACCCACGTTTTATCGTCTGCAACATTATAATACCATTCAGCACGCACATAAACCCACATATCATTTTCATCTTCGTGAGCATAAGCCCTTGGGAACGCATCTATTGTTTCTATTTGTTCTGCTATGTAAGGTGCAATATTAAACACTATAGCAGTCTGTGTAGAAGAAGGTATTTTCTTTTCAATAGTATACGTAGCTTGTGCAGGTTCTGTTTCACCTTTATTCCAAATAAATAATCTTAATTGTGCTGCTACTTGGTCTACTTCTTCTACTTCTATAAAGTATGGTGAACGTGCATTTATTACTTTCATTATTTTATGTCTTTTAAACTTGTTTTCATTAAATCTTCTACATCTAATGCGAATCCTTTTATCAAATCTTCTGTTATGTATTTCTTATATCCTGCTTCAAATGGTTTTGTAAAAAATAAACTTGGTCTTATTCCTGTGTGCCATAATGATTTTGTAATTATTGCAGCAGTTGTTTTATAAGACATTAATTTACCGTTGTCTTTTTTATTCTTTTGATTCTTAGTTGTAAATTGGAATCTTCTTGCTTGAACCCACTTTAAAATTGAAGCATACATTGAACCACCTTTTGATTTACCACTACCAAATTTAAAATCACTGTTACCGCCTCTTTGTTCGTATGCTTCACCATTCTTTTTTGTACCACCTACACCACGTACACCTTTGTCTTGAAACAAACCATAGTAAGGCATTTCAAAATATACACCAAGTGAATTAGGCATTGCTTTTACTTCACCCTTTAATTGACTATATAAATTGCTTGTAACGTTCTTTCCACCTTTAGTTAAGTTAGTTCTACTTTGTTGTATTACATAATCTCTAAAGCGTTCTAATGTCTTTTGTGTATTTACTAAATTATATGCCATTAACAGATAGTTGTATCGTTTGCTGCTTCTACATTAAATGTAATTGTCCAACCTACTAACTTGTTTTCGAATCTATCACTAAACGCTTCGTAATTTGCATTACCGTTTAACTGATAACCTAACGTGTATAAATCACCCCTACGCATTGATTCTACAAATCGTTTACCAACTTCAAACTGCGTGTTAAATATGTCCTGCTCGTTATCGTTATCCAACCACAAATCAGTAGATTCATCAGGTGATATATCGCATACATCCATAAGCAATACAGAAACATTAAATAGATTTGTATTACCTGTAGCTGATTCTGCTACACTATTTACAATAACGTGTGCTAAAGGGAATATAGTACGCTTGTTTAAATCTACGTTGAATATATCACCTGTAGAACAGTTGTTTACTATACCATCTTGTAGTAGTGAATCTCTTAGTGCTTCTGTAACTTTATAATATGTTTTCATTTCTTCTTAGTTGTTGTGCTTCTAATTCGTTTTTTTCTTTTTCAAATGTTAAATAAGTTAAACAGGTTGTAAGCCGAAGTTTTGAAACTTCATCAAATCTTCTAACGTCTCCCTGAGCAAGACCATAGTAGGAACTATACCAACTCCATTTTCTGCCAAACTGTGCTTCTCGGCTAAATCCATCAGCGCTTTGTCCGTCTCCAAATAATTCAGGGTAGACATCAACAATGCGTTGCCTAAATGATAAAAAAAAACCATTGCACCTAAAGCTACATCTAACGGCATTTGTAACATTGCTTCTGAATATTCTGCTGAACCTTTATATTCTTCTATTAGATATTTTTTGTTTAGCTTGTTTATTACAGGTCTGTATAAAACTGCCATTGCTTTGTGCATATTATCCCAATCAGAAATATATGTTTCTAAATCGGTATATTCTCCTAAACTTATTTCATCTAAATTAGGAATAAACCCAAACTCTAAACCCTTGTGTTTAAATGTTTGAATTAACTGATAGTTGTTATTAAACATTTCGCCTAACTTGTTTGTTATTGCGTTAATGTCTTTTAACTTCATTAGTGATATTTCCTTTAATGATACGTTGCAAAATATCTCTATCATCTTGTGCTGCAAAAAATCACCTTCAGGATTTGATTTAGCTATACTTGTAAATCTTTGGTATTGTTCTAATGTTATTTCTTTTAAAGATGTAGGTATAGAAATTTCTAACTTCATAAAGTTTTTTATTTAATAATAACTTTTATGTGAAATTGTATTAAACGAAAAAAGGGTAACATTTCTGCTACCCTAATTCCAACTATTTAACCAACTTTAATTATGCTTTAAAATACTCAATCCAAAAATCCCGAAGTGATTGTGATATTTGTGCGTAAGGAATCCAAACATCGTTTCCTTCGTTTACCTTTAGTTCTATTCTGCGTTCTAATGTCATTCCAGGCAGTTCTTCTATCTTATGTATACGTTTGAATATATTGTTAGAGTGAAACGTAATAAGCGCATCGTAAATACCTGTAGCATCTATTGTGGTTTCTGAATCAAAACATTCATCTGTGTGTTCTGTGTAGTAACTTATTCTGTATGTTCTCATTTGTTCTTTGTTTATTTAGTTTCAATATAACATCTTGATACATTCCAATCACCTAACAACCATTTCATAGTTTTAGTTCCTTTAATAAAACTTTCTTTAAAAGCGGTTGCGTTTGTAGAATGTTGTTTATTAATTACTAATTCCCCAGTAAATTTGTTTTCTAATTCTATAATTAAAGTTTCCATTTGTTAATTAGTTTTTTTTATACGTTGTGATAATTGGTAGTAGTAAGAACAGTATTCATTTGTTGTCATTCCGCTTTTACCTGATTTAAAACTAACTTCTAAATCTTTTAATTCTTTTTCTAATTGTGATTTCATAGTGTTTGTTTTTGTTGTTATCCGAGTACAAATCTAAACACATTTTTGGATTTATAAACACTCAATGTTAATTTTAACTTTTCTTTAACATTTTAAGTATGCTGCTGCTATTTCATACATTTTCTTCATTAGCTTTATTTCACCAATGTTTCTTGGTAAAGCAATATCTACTTCTACGTTTTTAACGTGATGTATGTAGCACTGTATTGTAGCTATAAATTGTCCGTATGTCATTTAATAAACAAAGTAATTACCTTTGTTTTTATTTTCTAATTGGTAGGTAACGCAGTATCGAAGTGGGTCTAATAAATGGTTGTGCGCATCTTGTGGAGTTTTAGATTTCTTTTCTAACCAACAGTAGTTATTTAGTTCCCTGATTAAATTAATAGATTCAGGTGAAACTATCAAATCGTAATCTTGTAAAATGCTAATGCCGTATGTTACTGAATCAGGTCCTTTAACTGCAGGTACAATATTCAAACCTAATGTTTGTAGTTCACTAATCAATCTTGGTTCTGCTGAATCAGCAACTATTAAAGCATCGTTTGCGTGCTGCTTGTTTAAACTGTATATCTGAGACGTTGTTAAACCTTTTAAGTAAAACCTTTCATTAATATAAATGCGTTTGTTAGACGTGTCTATATTGCATTCTAATAGTGTTGATTCATCTGCTGCAAATCCATAATCTTGACCAAAGATAGATTTACCTATTTGTTTGTATTCGCCTATTGTCCAATTAGTAAATATAACTCCTTCTGCTTTATCCATCCATCCACCTAATATTTGGTGGTTATACTTTTCAGGTCTACGTTGTTTTATATTCTCTATCTGATTTATAAAAGATTCAGATAGGTTTTCTATATTATCTAAGTATGTAGTGTGTATGTAAGTAGTATCACCTTTTATTAAATTGCTTCCTGCTTGTACACCTTTATCTTCAAAAAACTTTTTATAAATGAAGTGTTCTTTTGTTGCAGGATTTAACACTAATAAAACTCTATTGTGTATGCCTTTTGTTCTTATACTAAAATCAATCTTTTCAAATGTTTCTTCGTCTGTTAATTCTTCTGCTTCATCTAATACCCAAGTAGTAACACCTGCTAAAGATTTAAGTGAAGCAGTTTGCGTTCCACTACTTGTTTTTATACCTTTAAATAGAATCTTAGAACCTGTTTTTAGATTTATGATTTCATCCTTAGTTATATAAAAATCGCTGCTTAAATCAGCTCTTTCAATTTTATCTATAAATTCAGGTATAATAGAAACGTTTGCAGAAGTTAAAGTATAACGTGTGAATAATATAACGTGTCCTGATTCATAAGTAAGCAATAGTAAAAAGGAATTAAGAGAATATGATTTACCACTTCCCCTTCCGCCTGTTATTACAAAGTATCTACTATCTGAACCAAGTAAATTATACTTCTGATTTATTGCTATTCCCAACTTTGAAGATGTCTTTTATATTAAAATCATTTACGTTGTGTGTAGCTTCTATAATTTCTTTTGGTTTACCGAATATGTGTTCAGCTATAAACAACTGTCCACGCTGTGAATCCATTAAAGTAGTTTTAACAAATTCAATCTTTGTTTCTTCTTCAGTTTCTTTGTTATAAAGTTGTCCTAATGCTTTTAAGAAGATATTGTTTACTTTTTCTTCTTCTGCTTTTTTAGGTCTACCCTTGCTTAGTTTATTTCCTTTTTCAAATGCCATAGTTAAAAGTAATGTTTAAACATATTTCAATAAAAATAATCTATTCTTCTTTTTGTTTATCAAGCCAATAGTATTCGCATTCTTGTTCACCATTTTCATTTAGCTTTAATGGTGGTGTACTAAAATACGACTGCCTGTACTCACTTGCTTTAGATGTGTACCTGTAGCACGTTTCTTTTATTTCACATTGCGTACCAATGCATTTAGTTATATCAGGCATATATACATTATTGTTAAAGTTAATAATAAACCTATGTAAACTTTTAAAGCAGTAGCTGCTAAAAATTTAATTTCTTTTTTGTCTTGTTTTGTTAGTTTCATTTCTTGCTTATTAAATAATGAAATAACCAAATTAGTTTTGGTCTTATGAATTCGTACATCAGTAATATAAATAAGTATTTCATTTATAAAGTTGTTTTAGTTCTTTTCCTATTTCTATCCATTCAGGATAACCTTGTTTAATATATCCACTTACTACAAATCTATTATATTCTTTAGTGTATTTCTTATGTAGTAGTTCTGCTCTTTCTTTATTTGTCATAGCTTTTCTATTTCGTTTCTTACTTCTAACCAATACGGATTATTTATAACTCGCATACCATCTCTTTCTTCTGTTTCAGATAATAGTTCTTCTACTGCAATTAATGCACATCGTTTGGCTCTATCTAAACAATCCTCCTGACCTAATTTCCATTGAACATTTGGATAAAATTTATATACTAATTCTTTGGCTTTTTCTTGTGGTGTCATTCTTTATCTTCATCTATTAGTTTAACTTCTATTTCTTTTATACAACTTTCACACATTATTTCATCTTGTAATCCTGTTGTTATTATTATGCTGCATTTATTACATAGTGTAGCACCTAAACCATTATTGTATTTATGTATTGGTTTGTATCCTGCTTTTAGTCGCATTAATATCTGCGCTCTTTCTTTACATTCATCAATCATTTTTTTAATATCTTCTTTCTTTTCCTGATTAAAGATATCTTTTAATTCTATTTCTTGTTTCATCTTATTTGTTTTTAAATGTTTTAATATTATAACATTTTTTACATTGAATTAAACCTGCTTCTATAAAAAGTTCTGTAGCATATACCTTATCTTTTGTAAACCCACAAGTATCACAATAGTTATGTGTGAATAATTTTTTAAAGAAATTAAAAATTTTTCTCATTTTATTTGTTTTTAAATGTTTCGTTGTAGTATTGTTCTGTGTCATAATATTTCACATAAAAATCTGTTCTTTGTGCGTTATCACAAGCATCAATAATCTGCTGCTTTTCTATTTCTTTTGCTTGTTCAAATAAATCAAAATATTCTTTAGATATTTTTTCGGGTAAATGAATCCAAAACCATTCTATTGCTGTCATCTTATTTGTCTTTAAATATTTTAAACCATCTGTTAAAACATTCATCTTTATCATCAATTCCTTCAACATCGCTACCATACCCAAGAGTAAACCCTACTTTAAAAGCTTTTTCTAAATCTTCCTCACTATATTTATTCTTGTCTTGTTCTTGTTGCCATTGATGTGCAAATCCAATCATTAAATCTTGGATTTCCCATTCATAATGCTCTCTTGGAATATTTGACTCATCAATATTATCTTCATAATATCTTTTAACGACTTCTCTAATTGTTTCTTGTTTCATCTTATTTGTGGTTTAAATTGTTCTACTTTTACCTTTTCTTTAGCTTCTACATAAAGATTTTCATCTACTTTTGTGTTACGAATCATTACATCTTCATTTGGTAAAGGATATAAATCTATTTCTCTCATAAGCATTTCAATTACTCTTTCATTTGGTGTCTCCCATTTCCAATCTCCATAGAACATTACCTTAGCAAATATTTTTACGATTGTTTCTAATTTCTCTTCTCTTGTCATATTTTCACTCATAATATTTGTAGCACTTAACCTTGCAATTGGTTTTTAAATGTTTCGTTGTAGTATTGTTCTGCTTCTTTTTCACTATCCCAATTAGAACCACCATCCCAATAAGCATCAATAATCTGCTGCTTTTCCATTTCTTTAGCTTGTTGAATTACTATTCGTTGTTCTTCAAAATTTGCTATAGTTAATTGTTTTAATAACCATTCTACTGCTGTTTGTTTCATATCTTTCTTTTACTATTTATTTCTACTAATTGGTTTAATCTAAACAAAAATAATTCGTGGTGTTCTGTGCCTTCAAATCTATGAAAAAGTAATTTAATATTTTGTATTGTTTCGTGTTCATCTCGTAGTAATTGTTTCTTTAGTTTTTCATTCTCTATTTGTAAATCTATTAATTCGCCCTGTAAGCGGTTAATTTGTTTGCGAAGTAAATCTATATCAGTTGAATCTATTTGTTTGTCAAACATCTTTAAAATGCGTTCCTTGTACTTGTTTAGTGTTGGGTTATATCTTACTAACATATCCCATTGGTTTAATCCGTGTATAACTGTAGCGTGATTCTTATTTACTGATTTACCTATTTGTTTTAAAGTTGTCTTAGGTGTTATTTCTTTTATCAGGGTATAATATAAACTACGTGCTTCTACCTGCTCACGTGTACGTGTAGTATCATCTACGTTTATGTTAGTTTGTTGTAATACTAATTCTTTTATTTTATCGTTTATTTCCATTTTAATTTCTTTGTTTTTATTTCTTGCTTTTTTGCTTCATCAAATAAGATGTGAAATCTAATTACTTCAACTGCTAAATGCACACCCTGACATACTTCAAATAGTTCTAAATCTTCGTAATGCTTTATAACTTCACGTAGTTCTTCTAAACTCATTCCCTGTTCGTATTCGTATAAAGCAAGGTTATAATGTTCAGCAGTAATTTCTTTCATTAATTCTTTTTAAATGTTATTAATAAAGAAAATATGTTTTTCTTCATTACAACTGCTTAATTCAATATAAGTTTTATTTTCTTCAGGAAATGTATGTATGGCAAAATGGCTTTCACCTAATAACCATAAACCAGTCCAACCTTGTGGCTCAAAAAAATGTTCTTGAAAATTTAATACTGTAAAATTACTTAAATAAAGTAAATCACTAAATTTTTCTTTTAATAAACTTGGCTCTATAATATTTACCCATTGACTATGCTTATAAATTTCTGCTTTCATAATATATTTTTTATTGTTCGTAATATTCGTTTTTAGGTATTAATTCTTTGAAGTTTTCTTTTATTTTTTTTGGGTCGCCTTTATAAAATACTAAAATATTTTGATGCCTTCTACCTACTTTTCTACCACTATTCATAAATTTTCCTGCACGAAGTGGTAAAGTTCCAACACTATTAACTAATATTAAATCATTATAAAATTTATAACCTGCTCTTTTCATTATTCCAATAGTATGTGGAACTAATAAGATATATTCACCACTTTTTTTATCTCTTACCTCGCTTGTTACAATTACCGCAAATCTATTATCTTTTAATTTTTTAAATGTATTTGTTAAAATTTTATTATACATTTTAAAAAAATCATCTTGGTTCATATTGCTTAAATCTTCCTTTAAATCACTATAAATTTCTAAATCAAAATATGGCGGGCAGCTAAAAATAAAATCCATACTATTATCTTCAATGTATTTATCCATATTTTCAGAATTATCACAAATATATTTAGCATTTAAATTTTCTCTGTTACATTGAATTTGATTAAATTTAGCTTGTTCAGGTCTTAACTCTATTCCTGTAAATGGTCTATTAAACCAAGAACTAACAAAACCAAAAACTGTATCTCCCGCAAATGGGTCAAATGTTTTAAAATTATCTTCTGTAAACCATTTTATTATTATTTCAGCTAAACAAGCATCTAATATAGATGTTCCATTCATATTATTCATTACATCTTTTTCATTATCAGAACCACCCAAAACATTTTTTCTTTCTTGTCCATAATCATTTATTAATATATTCCATCTTTTTTTCCTTCTTTGCCATTCTCCATCAACTGTGTTAATAATTGAAAATGGTGCAACACCAAAATAATCGCTCATTGTTCTTTTTGAATCTAAAATTGGATTCCCAAATAAATCTAAATTTTCTTCCATTTTTTTTATTTATAAAATTCCACGTAATACATACTGATTCAAATCTACATCGCTATCTGACCCAAAAAAGTATTTATAGTTACTAATACCTTGTTCTAACTTTTCTTTTCCTCTTTGGTAAAATTCATCTGAACATTCAAAGATACCAATATCTAAACTACCTTTGTCAATACACACAAAAACAAATTCATCTACACCAAACATTTCACGGTATAAATAAGCCTGCAAATCGTAACTATATTTATCTGCTGAATAACGAAATTCATTTAGTCCTGTAGTAGTTTTTAAATCTACTATCATATTGTCTTTTAATATATCTGCTTTTGCTCTAAATGGTAATCCATCTATCATTGCTATTTCAGGTACTTCAAATTCTGCTTTACTCATATAATGTACTGCTTCATCATTCTTTAAAATTGCATCAGCTAAACGTTCAGCATCTTTTATTTCTTTTGTGGTGTATACTTCTTTACCTTCTGCTTTTGCTTCTTTGTAAACTTTATTGGCTTTAGTAGCTACATCAACTATTACAAGTTCATCTATCTTGTGTGGTTCTAATATCAATGTGTGAAACAGTTTACCATCACGTAACGGCTGCGTTTCTGATTGGCCATACTTTGTAACGTACTTGTATGTTTTAGGCGATTTAAGCACCATTTTTAATGTAGATGATGATAATGCTTGTTTACCTAAATAACCGTAGTAAAACTCATCATTGTACATATTATCTAAAATTTCTTTTTTATCCCAAATCTTGTTATCTAATGTTTTAATTTCCATATTATCTAATGTTTAATTGGTTTAAATTCTCCATTGTTTCATCGTAGTTCAACACCTGTTTAATTTCTTCAAAGTAAGCGTATTCTATTTGCCATAAAGATTCTAAAGAAGTTGTAATTTTAGTTAGCTTGTTATAACTCCACGTGTCATTTGTAGTACTTGCTAAATCAGTTAGCAATTGTAGTTCGTTTAAAATTTCTGTTTTTGTCATTGTTTTTGTTTTTAAATTATAAGCAAATATAAACAAGTTATTAATACAAAATACATTTTAACAAAACTTTAACATATAAAAAAGGTAGCTAATTGCTACCCTTATCTCTTAATTCCTGTTGTACTGCTCTAATCTTATCATTTAGCTTTTCATCATTGCTACCTTTTAAATATAGTTGTTCTCGTTTCTTAAGTAGCTGAGTTAATCTAAATTCTAATTCTAATGTTTCTATTTGTTCAGTTCTATCCATTTTGCTTGTTCTTTTCTTACGTGTGTTAATTCTCTTTCTAAATAATCTATTGCCTTTTCTAAATCTTTTATTTGGTTATCTTTCTTTCTTGCACGTGCTACATATTTAATCACGTTACCTTCATTAAAATTCAAATCATAATCTTTTACAAAATCTATTACATCGTAGCTTTTGTTATTGTCGTAGTGGTTAGGTGTCATTTTTTAAATCGTTTTGAGTGTTGTGTATAAAGTTCCATAATCTTTTTATCTGCTTCGTATTGGCTAAATTCTTTTCTTAGGTTATTTTCTTCTAAATAAATTACCCTGTGTAAATCGTTTAAACTGTACTTGCTAATCCAATACTTATTACCACCTGTAGGCACAATTACATAAGCTAAATTATTTTGGTGGCAAATGCGCATATCATTTAATTCTTGGTGTGCAGGGTAGTATTTAACTTCTTTTTTTTTAGCCATCTATTCTTAAAAATTCTGCTTGTGCATATTTAGCAAACCATTCTTTGTTTTCTTTGTATTTATCAATTACTGCATTTATCATTACAATTTCATCTATAGTGCAGGTTTGCAGTTTTGTAATTACATCATCTATTGCGTTTAAAATGTTTGTAGTCATTTCTGCATCAGTTTTGTAAATCGTTGCATACTCAGTACGTACTACTTCTTCTAAATCTTTATTCAAAGAATTAATTTTGTGCTTTATTTGTTGCTTGTATTGCTTTGTAAAATACAAATTTTCGTTTGATTCAAGTAATAACTGCGATAGTAATACTGATTTTAGGTATTCTAATTGTATTGGGTTTTCTTTCATAATTGTTCTGCTAATTTGATTTGTAAATATGTTACTTCTTTTGCTATTCTGTTTGTGTTTGTAAATTGTGTAGTTGCAGGATTCAGATAGTTAATTTCCCATATTGGGAATATTTTTAAAAGGTTAAAGGAAAATATACCTTGCGGTGTTGAATTAATATACAAAGGAATATCTAAATGCTTTTCACATTCTTCTATCATTGCATCGTACTTTTTCTTTTCAAGTAGTAAAGTATCGTAATGTGCTTTTCTGCATTTTAGTTCTAATCTAAATTTAGTGTCAGGTGAGTAACAATCCCATCTTGACATTTGATTTTTAGATTTAACTAAATCAGGAAATTTATTTTCCTTTAACCAATTAAATAAATCTTCTTCTTTCCAATTAAGCATCTATTGTGTATTCGTTGTAAACTTTTCTAATTTCGTTTACTCTATCACGCCAACAAGAAGCACAGTTTGAATTTTCTATTTTTTTATTAAAAATTCTATAATAAATATCGATTAATTTGTACTGCTGATTAACTGTTAATTGGTCTTTTAATACTGCAAATAAATCAGTCAAATAATTATAATCTTCTTCTACCAAACAATTAGGTTTGTGATAAGAAAATAATTTGTTTAATACTTCTTTTCGTTTATCACACCCACAATCCACACCGGTTGCTTTGCTAAACTTTTCTACAACTGCTTTAATTCCTGTTGCTTCTGTGATTTGTTCTATGGTATCACCTAAACCTGCTGCTTTTTTTCTACCTCGTGCCATAATTTTTTGTTTTAGTAAATTCCGTTATAATCGTTATTAATGTAATCCTGATAATCTTTATTGAATTTTGTGTTTAAAATTTCTTTATAGTTTTTTATTGAATTAAAAATTGATATTAAACTTATGTTTGTTTCTTTTGCTATATCACGCATCGACATATCAGAATCCCTATAAAGTTTAAATAGCTTTTCATCGTACCAATGCCAATTTTTTATTTCTTCATCTATAAGTAAACAAATATCGTTATAAGCATTGTGTTCGTCTAAATTAGAATCATCAAATAAAGTAAACTGTTCATCTATAGAAACTTTATTTACTTTCATTTTCTTGTTATAGTACTGAAAGAATAAACTTTTTAAAGTAAAGAACACATAACCTTTCCTGACATTACCTGAAGCATCTATAATCTTTGTAGCATCTGCATATTTGTACAAAGCAATGTACGTTTCCTGCACTATATCTTCTGCATAGTCATATTCACCAAACGAATTAATTATCTTAATCCATTCTTTGTGGTGCTGTGCTACTTGTTTAAGCCATTTGTTGTCCATACGAAAGAAAATGAAATTACAAATAAAAGCACTTGTATAGTATGTTCTACTTCATCTTCAAAATCATCATCATTATATAATGCACCGAGCATTACACCTTTAATTGGAGTAATAAGTATTTCGCAGTCCACAAACTGAAATACTATTAAACAAATTAAGCAAAAGCAAACAAGAAATAAAATCATATTTAAAACATTTTAGCGGTTATACGTGCTTCTTTTCGTTCACGTTGTATCGGTTTAATTTGAAAGTTAACAGTTATATCAGTTAGTGTTTCATCTTTATCTTGTAATCCGGTAATTACTTCTTCGAGCGCAATGTAATCAAATTTAGATTCTCTATTACACAATCTTTCAATTAAATGTAAATCAGCCTGTAATGTTCTAAAGTAATGCAGCATTTCTCTATTATCACACCAATGTAATTCCATACGTGCTGCTTCTGTTTTTAGTTCCTGTATTTTGTTTTCTATTTGCATTTAAAATACTCCTTTTAATACATCGTATAAATTACCTTCAACTTGTGGTAAACCTGCTTTGTTTACTTTAAAACTAAAGTTTTCAAAACTTGTATTTCTACTTCTTTTACACGATACGGTTACTAATTCTTTGTTTACTGTGTTTAGTTCTAATTGAATCTGTGTTTCTGCCTTCTTTTCTAATGCTGAACCTAAATGCCCTGTTGGTTTATCAGTTCCAAAGTTTGAGTGAATAACAGTAACTATATGGCAATGCAGTTCCTTTGTCCATTTCATTAGTTTCTGAACCACTAAATTAGATTCTTCAATATTGTTTACATCTGAACATAAATCTGCAATACCATCTATAATTACTAAACCTATTTCTTTACCTTCTAACTTTTCATATAAGCAATATTCTATAAAATCAATTCTACATTTTGCGCTTAATTGCCTTAATGCGTAAGTGTGATAGTTTTCTATTTTATTACCACTCATTTCCATTGGTCTTTTAAAAACTAAAGAAGCGTGAAAATTACCTTGTTCTGTGTCAAAATGTATTAAATGTTTACCTTTTCTATTGCCTTTTAAATCGCCCGAAATTCCGTTTATTTCATCATTTAAATATACTGCTGATAATAAACTAATAAAAAATGTTTTCTTACTTTTAGGTGGTGCTTGTACAAAGCTAAAATTACCATAAGTTCCTACAGGAATAGGATATTCAATTACACCATCTTTTGTTTCAAATTGTTTAGTTCCAAATGAAATAGCAGGTAACGGATATTCTATTTTTTCTAAAGGGTTTATGTAACATTCTTCTTCATACAATTGCATTATTAATCTGTGTGCGTCTTTGTCTATCGTCATTTGTCTTTTGTAAAAAAAGGGTAGCTTTTACACTACCCTGTTAAATCTAAAATGGTAAATCATCATTACTTTGGCTTGCGTTAAATTGCTGTGCCATATCACCATTTAATTTACCTGTAGCTTTTACTTCTTGCTTTGTAGCAGTTGTTACTTTACCATCAGTCCATACTACTTTGCCGTTTCCAAGATAGTTTTTAGCTTTTTTAGCTTCACGTTCTTCTTGCGTTTGTGAATCAGTAATAGAAACATTTTGCCCCCATTGGTTTGTTTCATCACTAATTGAAATTGTGCCGTTGTAGTATACTGCACCATCTTTACCAATTACAAATTTCTCTTTTGGTAGTTTGTCTACCCTTAAACTAAAATTAAT